ATAACAACATACACCTTATTGAAAGACCTGGAGGCCGTGGAGGTATAAATGATTGGTATGCGTATGGTAACAGCCATAATATGGATATATATTCTAGTGTCTTTCCGTGTTATAAACATACAGAAAAGGTAAAAGAAATCGGTCCGGAAAAATTATTAGGTGAACATGTTTATAATAATGGTATCTCTGTAGTATTTTTAGATCGTGATAGTTTCTGTTTACAGAGAAGAGACGGTTCCACGTTAGCATGAAAAAATTATTAGTTTTTGATTTAGATGGTGTTTTAATTGATGCAAAAAATATACACTATAAGGCACTAAATGATGCTTTAGAAAAAATTGATGAAAAATATACTATTAATTTAAATGAACATCTATCTACTTATGACGGGCTAAGTACTCGATTAAAATTAAAAAAGCTTTCTATTGAAAAATCTCTACCCTATGATAAGCATGATATAGTATGGAATGATAAACAAAAATTTACCAATGAAAAAATTTGCAAAATTAAAAAAGACAATGAATTAATTTCCATACTTAAAAAAATTAAAAAAGAAGATATAAAGATAGCATGTTGTTCTAATTCAATTAGAAATACAATTTACACCATATTATCTAAACTAGATATTGCTAATTATTTTGATTTGATCCTTTCAAATGAAGACGTTTTAAAACCTAAACCATATCCAGCAATATATTGGAAAGCTATGACGGCTTTCGGAGTTACCCCGAATGAAACTTTAATAGTTGAGGATTCTCCAAAAGGCTTATTAGCGGCTCATACAAGCGGCGCAAATGTTTTAAGAGTTGACAATCGGAGCGATTTAAGCTATAATAAGATTATGAAATACCTATCTTCAAATAACGAACTTACTAGTAAGTGGTCAGATGAAAGGCTAAACGTCTTGATACCCATGGCCGGTGCAGGTAGTAGATTTGAAAAAGCAGGTTACTCATTTCCAAAGCCCTTAATTGAAGTAAAGGGTAAGCCGATGATACAGGTAGTTGTAGACAATTTAAATTACGAAAGTAATCATATTTTTTTAGTACAGAGGTCGCATAGAGAAAAATATAATTTAGATTCTCTTTTACCATTAATTACTAAAAAATGTGATATTCTAGAAGTTAATGGTATTACCGAAGGTGCGGCATGTACTACTCTCTTAGCAAAAGATTTAATTAATAACAATAATCCTTTAATTATTGCTAATTCTGATCAGTTTTTAGAATGGAATGTAAATGATTTTATGTATAAAATGAAAGAGCAAGATGCTGATGCTGGTATTGTAACCTTTACAGCAACACATCCAAAATGGTCTTTTGCTAAAGTAGATAAATATGATTTCGTAACAGAAGTAGCAGAAAAAAAACCCATCTCCGACATTGCAACAGTCGGTGTATATTACTGGAAAAGGGGCTCAGATTACGTAAAATATGCAGAAAGAATGATAGAAAAAAATATTAGATTTAATGATGAATTTTATGTTTGCCCTGTTTTTAATGAAGCAATAAGTGATCATAAAAAAATAAAAATCTATCATATTGATAAGATGTATGGGCTGGGTACCCCTGAAGATTTAAATAATTTCCTTAACAAGTGAAAATAATATCACATAGAGGTAATTTAGAAGGCAAAAATGAATATGAAAATTATCCTGAACAAATTGAAAAAGCTCTATCGCATGATATAGATTGTGAAATCGACCTGTGGTTAAAACAAAATAGACTATATCTTGGCCATGATAGCCCAGATGTAATGATTAGTAAGTCCTTTCTAAAAACCCCCGGTCTTTGGATTCACGCAAAAAATTTAGAAGCAGTTGAATGGTTAAGCAAAACTAATCTCCATTGGTTTTGGCATGAGGAAGATAAGCTTACTATTACTAGTAAAGGCGTTATTTGGTGTTACCCTAATGTATATGTACAGGGAGGTGTAACCGTAATTAAGAGTATTGATAATTTAAATCCAGATATTAAATCATTATGTAAGGGCATTTGTACTGACTATCCGCTAAAAGCTAGATTATTATGAAAAAATTTTTAACAACATTTGCATTATATAGTGATCATAGACAAGCATTATATGAGCAATTTATTCGTCCGCGGTTTGCAAAATATGCAGAAATGCATGGCATGAAATTTGTAGAACTTAATAACGACAATTTTAAAATACAAATACTACACCCGGAATTTGATGTACGAGAAAACATGCACTTTAATCGATGGTTATTGTTTAAAAGACTTCTAGATGAAAAAAAATTAAACGACGGTGATATTTTATATAATTTCGACGCTGATGTCTTCATTAAAGAGATGGATCAGCACTTTGAGCCAGATAAAGGATTTTCATATGCAATCGATTCAGGAAACACACACTGTTTTGGTTTCTTTGCATTAAAAATTAATGATTTTTCACGTAAACTCATTAACGCTATTATTGATAGGGAAAGATGGCTCAAGGTAAGTCAATACGAGTTTTTTAACGAACATAATAATGAAAAAGGTAAATGGCATATTGCTGATCAACAGATGTATTATACTTGTGCCGGTATTAAGCCCCATAGCTGGGAGTCATTCTATGGCTTAGATAACTTAGGATTTCACTCGTATCCCACAGAGCATACAATCTTTTCTCTTGACGAGCTTAAAGAAAATGTAAACGTGTTACCTACAGAATGGAATGTAACACAGCTACATGACGAGACTGGGACTCTCAACATTGCTAAATACAATATTAATAAAACCACTTTAGAAAAAACCATATTTAGACACTTTGCAGGTGGTCAACCATGGCGTTTCGATGAATATACGCAAAAGTACACAATATAAATCTTATGAAAGAATACGATCCAACAAAAGAGCCAGATTTTTGTCTACCAAACACTTGGGATTGGATGAAAACATTAGTAGGCGAGCCATTGCAGTTTGAGCTATTTAAACGTATTATAACAGGTATTAAAATTAAACAGCTGATTCACGATATAGCACACAAAGTATATGATCCGCCGCGGGGAGTTCACTGCCTCCGTCGTGTAACACAAGAAATATATGACCCACCGGTTATGCTAGAATTAGGGGCAGCAAAGGGAGAATATTCTACTTATTTTAACCAAGAACTTCCTTCAAGTACAAATATATGTGTAGAAATCCGAGATTCACAGGCTGATTATATTCGCGGGTCTCTTCCAGGTTCAATTGTATATAGTGGATATTGCGGAACTCGAAAACATCTAGGTGAATCTGCAGAACCTTCATGGGGAGAAGACAGAGGTCTTACCACTACAAAAATTAATTTAAAGGATATCTTTGTTGAAAATAATATAAAGCATGTTGATATATTACATATGGATATACAAGGGTCCGAAGCTTCAATATTAGAAGAATTAGCTAACGAGAAACTACTTCATAAAATAGAATACGTATTTATATCTACACACGGTCGTAATACACAAGACTGCACGTATACGGAATGTATTAAATTCTTTAAAGAATGTGTTAAAAATATAACAGTTAGATATATATTTACTTCTATTGACCCTATCGATATTAATAACGACGGTCTAATAGTAGTAAAATTAACTAAAAAATGAAAATAGAAGAATTTACAATATGTTTACATTGCGGTTGTAGTAGAGAAGTTGTTGACAACCAAATTGAAATGCTCAAGCCGTTAACTGAAAAATATAAAGTTTTTTGGAATAATAGAATAGATAGACACCCTGCTATCTATCCATCATATTCACAAATGCTTAATCACTGTATAGTTACATCTCCAACAGAGTATGTCTTTTTTATAAATGATAGAGCTTTTCCTAAGCCAGAGGAAGTTGAAAAAATGTTAGGTCTTTTAGAAAGTGGGCATGCGTGGACCGCGGTCAGTGGCATCGGATTTAGTGCTCATTCAAAAGAATTAGTGAGAAAGATCGGATGGCAAGATGAGCGTTTTATCAACGGTGGGTGGGAAGATAGAGACTGGGTGTGGAGATTTAAAATAGCTGATTTGTGTATCTATGAATCTCATGAAGGAACGTATGATCGAACTTGGAAATCACCACTCAATATACCAGGAGGGCATCAATCCACACCGCATTGGTTAAAAAAATATATACATGATGATTCCAATAATACGATTATTAAACGCATACCTGAAGAAAAATATTATCACTGGGATTTATTTTTAGGACCGGCTCGACCAGATATTAGTAGTACATGGAAAACTTGGAAAGATTCCACTCTTGATGTTAGTGCAGAAAGTATAGAGAATAGATGGAGCAGTAGTTATTTAATGGGTGGTAGAGAAATTATTGAAAAATACGCATAAGATTTTATGAGAATATTGTTTATAACGACAAAAGACCCAGATTCACAAAATGATTTACTAGAAGTTAGTATACTTCATGGATTGAGATCTGTTATGGGTAAAAATTGTATCGATTACCCTCGTAAAAAAATAATGTATCATGATTTTTCTGAATCTCCTAAAGATGAGTTACATGGGAGAGGATTTAGTTTATTAACTGAGCCGATAGAAGATTTAACAGAAGAAGAAAGAAAGCTTGATCAATTTGATGCAGTGATATATGGTGATGGTCACATGCGTGGAGAAATGCCAGAAGCTAAATACAAAGATTTAGCTAAGAATGGAAACTATTGGGTGCTTGATGGTCATGATTTAGATGGCGATGCGCAAAGAAAGATAAAAATAAAGGAGGGGGATAGAGAGATAGAGGTTATTGGTACACAGTTTCAAAGATCTTTTAAGCGGGAGTTAGTTGAAGTTGGTCTTAAAAACGTTTATACTACTGGGTTTGGTATACCAAAACATAGAATAATGGATATTGATTTAACTAAAAAAGAACAAGTTTATCAAAAAACCGCGCCTGACTACGCAGCATTTTCCCCGGTAAGAAATTTTGGTGATAATACCTTTGCACACCATTCCTTTACAGATGAAAATGAATATTATAATGATTTACATAAATCGTGGTTTGGGCTAACATGTAGAAAAGGCGGGTGGGATTGTTTAAGACATTATGAAATAATAGCCGCAGGATCGGTTTTGCTGTTTAGAGATTATAATCTAAAGCCGGCTGCATGCTCACCTCAATGCATACCTTGTTTATCATATTCTTCAAAAGAAGAATTAACCGAAATAATTAATCGATTAGTAGTTAATAACAAACCTACTGATGAATATATGTTCTATCTTAACCGACAGAGAGAGTGGTTATATAACATAGGCACTACTGAAGCTCGAGCTAATCACATACTCACCGTGATAAAAGATAACATATAAATAACTATTCATATGCATATTGTCATTACCGGAGTAGCTGGGCTATTAGGAAGCCATGTATCAAGACACCTACTTAGTAAGGGTCATAAGGTTATTGGTATAGATAATTTTTTTGGAGGTTATAAAGATTTTCTTCCAAAAGATGACAATTTTAAATTTTATAAATTAAATTTAGAAAAAGACATACAAGAAATAAAGAATATATTTGCAAAATATACTCCTGACGTTGTATATCATTTCGCTGCATATGCAGCAGAAGGTTTATCTCCATTTATAAGAAACTTTAATTATACAAATAATGTTTTAGCTTCTGTTAATATAATTAATGAGTGCATTAGATATAAAAGTAAATTAGTCTTTACCTCGTCTATGGCTGTTTACGGTAAACAAGCTCCACCCTTTACAGAAAATCTCAGGCAAGTACCAATTGATCCCTACGGTGTGGCAAAATATGCTGTAGAAATGGATATTATAACAGCGCATACACAGTTTGGTTTACGTTATAACATAATACGACCGCATAACGTTCTCGGAATATATCAAAATATTTGGGATAGATATAGAAATGTTATAGGTATTTTTATTCGCAAAACACTTAACGATGAGCCTATTTTAGTTTATGGTGATGGTGAGCAAACACGAGCGTTTTCAGATATCAAGTATTATACAGACCCGTTTGAACTTCTTTTAACAGATGAATTTGATGGCGAGCTTTTTAACATTGGTGCGGATAAATATTTCACCTTAAATGAAGTTGCAAAAACAGTACAACGTATCGGTAAAAAGCACGGATACATAACTTCTATTGAACACGGTGAACCTAGACATGAAGTAAAGCATGCTTATTGTGATCATACAAAAGCAAAAGATATGCTAAATTTTAAAGATGAGACAGATCTCGAAGAACTTATAGAGAGCTTGTTTATTTGGGCAATCGATCAGCCTAAAAGACGAGTTAAAAATATAGAATACGAACTAACAGAAGGAATATATCAATATTGGCAATAATGAGTACACAAAAAACAGCATTAGTTTTAGGAGCTGGTGGTTTTATTGGAAACCACTTAGTTAATCGACTGAAGGACGAAGGATACTGGGTAAGGGGCGTTGACTTAAAGTATCCGGAATTTAGTAAAACAAACGCGGATGAATTTATATATGGTAATGTAGGCGATTTACGAAGCGCGAATAACTGTAATAAAGTTATTCGATTTGACGGTAAAATGGGTAATTTTTATAAAGGAGTTCCGGAACAGTATAAGGAACCATTCGATGAAATTTATCAGTTAGCGGCAGATATGGGTGGTGCGGGGTTTATTTTTACGGGGGATAATGACGCAGATATTATGCATAACTCTGCTACTATTAATCTTAATATTTTGAATGCTGTAAAACAATATAATGAGTATAAAGGTCTTAATAAGACAAAAATATTCTACAGTAGCAGCGCTTGTATGTATCCGGAGCATAATCAGTTAGATCCAGAAAATCCTAACTGTGAAGAATCTTCTGCATACCCAGCTGATCCAGATTCAGAGTACGGATGGGAAAAACTTTTTAGTGAAAGATTATATTTAGCGTATAATAGAAACTATGATATACCTGTTAGAGTTGCTCGTTTTCATAATATCTTTGGCCCACTAGGCACGTGGGAAGGTGGTAGAGAAAAGGCTCCTGCGGCTATCTGTAGAAAAGTAATTCAGTCTAACGGTGAAGTTGAAATCTGGGGATCCGGAGAACAAACAAGAAGCTTTTTATATATTGATGAATGTGTTGAGGGTATAAGACGTATAATGGAATCAGAATTTAGTGAGCCAGTTAATATTGGTTCCGATGAGATGGTTACAATTAATCAGCTAGTAGATATTGCCAGTAGCGTTGAAGGTAAAAATATAACTAAAAAGCATATTGATGGACCTCTAGGAGTCGCTGGTAGAAACTCAGATAACAAACTCATTAAAGAAAAAATTGGATGGGCACCAAATTATCCATTATCTAAAGGTATAGAAAAAACGTATAAATGGATAAAGTCGCAGCTTGAAGATAATCAAACATAGTATATACTATAGTATGGTTATTAAGCAGGGCGTTTACGACGGTAATTTAATTCATAGGCGATTCGCTTATGAGCATTTTCGAAAAGAAGTATCACCATATGGTAATATTGTTGCGTTTAGAGCGCCGATGTACGTAAAGGATGCGCTTATCGATCTTGAAGATACTTTAAGTGATGACTTTATTCATAGTCAAGATGCTATTAATTTTTGTTGGGAAATTCCTAACTTAGATCCACTGGGCGCTGTATCATTTCAACGCTTGTTTAATACAGCGGTAGCAAATATACTAGCTGGTATTATTAGCAAGCCTATTATTGTCGAAGGAGATGATCTTATGGTGCAGGATGAGTTTGTTGGTAGTGATGAAAAAGTGCGTAAGTCTGGTAAAGTGAGTGTATCGATTACTTACTCTAAAGATGGTGTTGCTTTAGGCCATACCGGTATTAATATTGTAGCAGGTGATAAGGCACCAGGATTTGCTTATTCTTCTAACTTAGATAAGAAAGCAGCAAATTATTTTATTAATGCTGTTGTTGAATATTTTAATGCTGAAGTTGCTGATCAATTTGTTGCAACTACAAAAGTTATTGTATGAATTTTTTCCAACTACAAAATAAATTATTTTACTCAAAAAAAGACAACGCAGGTGACCTAGATACAGAAGGAGAGCAAGCGTTTGTACCGTTCCTTTTTAACAGGTGGTTATCTTTTTACAATCCGAGTATGTGTGTGTTTGCTAATGAAACACTTAATAAGTTTGGGAATATTTTTGATGATAAGCAAGAAACATATAAACTATATTATCACTTAATACCACGTTTAAAGTGGAAGAAAATTTCGTATATAAAGAAGAAGAAAAAAGACGAAGAAGACATTGATTTAAAAGCGATAGCAAAAAATCGTAATATGTCTATACGTGAAATTAAAATGTATATTAAAAATTATGAGTAAGGTAATTGTAACAGGCGGTGCAGGATTTATTGGTTCAAATCTTGTTGATCAATTAGTAGATTTGTATGATAAAGTTATCGTTATCGATAATGAATCTGCAGACTCTAATGAACAGTTTTATTATAACGTACGCGCAGAAAAGCATTTACTAAATATTTCAGACTATAAACATACAAGACATTTATATGATGGAGTAGAATGCGTTTTTCATCTAGCTGCAGAATCACGAATACAACCAACATTAGAAAACCCTATACTAGCTACTCTAACAAATGTTACTGGTACATGTACCGTTTTACAGTGCGCAAAAGAAGCTGGTGTAAAGCGTGTGGTGTATAGTTCTACTTCTTCAGCATATGGCCTAAAAAATAAAATACCATTAGCTGAAACAATGCCCGAAG